TCATAACTATCACCTGATGGACTTACATATTCAAGTCTTGATTCTGGTGGTAATGCTAAAGCCTCACTTGGTCCAGTTGTTATTTCATCTGCGTTTGGATAACCAAAGACTGCAAGTAAAGGAACAGAACTAATATGTAAAATATTATCGAGGTCTGATTGAATCTGATAATGCTTAAGATTTAGCTCTGCTATGTCATATAAGGGGCTGCGAGACTCATAAAAACCTACTCTATTAGAATATGCCACAGCAAAAGGAATCTTATCCTTAAGGCTCATTTCACCTTCATCGAATAATTGATATTCACCTTTCTTTCTATCTTTCCTGTGGATTTCGTAACGTCCGCGTTCTAAGACTCTAATTTGTTTTACTTGCTTTTCTCCGTACTTTCCATCAGGTTCTATTACATTTTCCAATAACCTTAACTGTGTAAGCTGCCTAGAGCCATCTATTATTTCACTGCGCCAGCCTAATATATCTCTTGGTGAATATGTTACCCAATAGGGTCTAGTCTTATCACCTTCTTTAGGTGCATCTACTAAAACTCCTACATGACCAAATGAAATAGCTATTCTCGCAGTGTTGTAAAGCCAGATATTTAAATCATTTCCCTCTAAGTCTACATCGAATAATTGTTCCCTTACTAAGTCCGATACATCATCTAGTCTTACTGGCTTTCTTGTAAGCATACCCGCCAGCATTTTTTCTATCCTCTGCAAATATGGTACAACTGTTGACCTAGCTAGTCTTACGTCATAGCTATCGTCTGTTTCTCTAGCCTCCTGTGGTAAATATTTTCTATGTTCACTCCTAATCTTGTATGTACCTTCCTTTAAGTCTGTAATTAAATCCCAAAACTGAGCCATTCTTTGATATGCCGCGTTTGGTGATTCAACTGTAGAAACAGCCTGTGTTATAGGTTGATTGTAAATATTTAGTGAGCTATACACAGTTTTGCCTCAATAGTATCATGTCTTTAATATATTCTAATTCCTGTACGTCGCCCTGCACGTGCGTATAAGGGATTGAACTCTCTCCAGATTAAATAGCCTAATGCGTCTGCCATATGGTCATAACCTGACTCTTTATCTGGTTCACCTTTTTCATTGTATGACTGAAGTTCCATAGATTCAATTAGCTTTCTGCAACTGGCATGGATATGTAAACGTACTTCCCCTTTGCCGTTACATAGAAGAGCCTGTACGGAAGAAACTCTGTCTCTGATTGGTGGGTTGCTACGTGGCGACTGATTGCTGAACCCATACGACTCCAAAATGGCAATATCAGTTTGGCTGCTGTTTGTGCTTCTGTTCCCACCGCTGGCATCTGGGTAAATATATATTTTATTGTAAGGATATCTGGCCTTAATTTCTTGCGCAAGCGCGTCTGTATCATGTGCTGACACAATTTCATCAATAATAACTAATTTTTCCGCTAATTTTATTCCTACAACAGCACTCATATTACCAATATTAAAATCTACACCAATTCTTAAAGGTTCATTTTGATACTCAGGCAATATATCTATAATATTATCTTTTCTTATGAATCTGTCATATACCTGACCAGTTGTAAGGTTGGTAAACTCACCATTAAGATAAGCCTGCAACATACTGGAATCGTAGTTTGCCTGCATTCGTTCAATAAAATCATCTGGTAAATGTGGATTATCTTGCGTTCTCATTCTTATAAGTTTGCGATCAGTTCTTTCTTGGGCAGCTTCAGATCCAAATGTATTCCACATCCACCTAAAGCCTTCTGGAGTGCTTGCAGCACAGAACTGCCTGACATTACCAGCCCTTAACCTTCCTAAAATCTTTGGAAATGCTCTATCACACACAGATGGTGATACTGTATCTATTTCATCTGCTAATACAAAGGCTAGATTCAAACCAATTATGCGTGACCAGTTCTCGAAACTTCTACATAGTATTTTTGTATCACCTTCAGGCAAATGCAAAATATATTCAGGTAACGGACTAGCTCTAAATGTATATGGTATTTCGTAATGCTCTAAGAACTGCTCAAAATCATTTTGCCATATATCTCTAATTAATGGACCAGTAGGCTCCATAACCGCACCAGTAAAGCCAACATTAAGAGCAGCTAATTTAACACAGACTGCACATAATGCTCTAGTCTTGCCTGCACCATAACCAGCTGATAGTCCAAGTATTTCAATATTGCTATTATCAAAAAACTCTCTTTGTGGTTCGTGAAGATCATTTCTAATATTTGTTAAAAGTTGTTCTATGTCTATTGAAATACCACTACTGCCTGCTCTATCTAATACTGAACCTTCTCTAGTAAGGATACTCATGACATAACTTGTCCAATCTTTGCCATAGAGTTAATACAGCCTAAAGCTACGTTTAATTGATTAGAGTTTCTTGCCTCTTTTTGTAGTGTTGCAAGCTGGCTTAGTAAGTCCGCGGTAAACTGCCTTCTATCAATATCAAAATCTTTCTTTAAAACTATACGAGCATCTTGAATATATTGTTCCGTTTGTCTAAGTTTCAGTCCCCACTCAGCCGCGGTATATTTTATTATTTCTGATCTTGTTACTCCACGTGAAAGTAAAGCAGCTATTCTGTAAGTTCTATATTCTTTTTCTGACTGAGTAGCTTTTTTTTTAGTCACTATTTTTGTAGTTTGTGGAATGAATCTAGCGCATACCAAACGTGAGAGTTTCTATAACCTCCTTGATATGTAGGAATAATAGGTGTTACTCCATGTCTATTTCTCCAAGCTGGATATACCAATAAAGAGTTATCAGTTTGGTCGAATGTGGCATTATAGTCTGGAACATGCAAGTTACCGCCCTTACTGTTCCTCCTTTTGGTAATTATCATATTTATAGCACCTTTTACATTAGCGTGGTCTTGATGAACTGGTGCAGAGATATTGCAATTAGAGATTGTAGAACTAAAATTATTTGCGAAACGCCAGTTATCAGGTATTCTTTGTTGGATTTTCATAGTATGAACATCTGCCACTGTAGGAATATATTTTTTAACTAATTCAAAAGATTTAATGCCAGCTGCATACATAGCTTTAACAAAAGTATTGGCACTTTTTACAGAGTGAACAGATGATCTACTTGCGTATGGCCTTCTCATGTGTGGTTTAGGTGGACATGATCCGCAAATAGTTGAATATTGCAATACTTCAGCTTTTTTATTATGTAGGCCGCTAGACCTTTTCATTTCAGACTTTGGTACACGTTTAGTTTGTATTTCTTTGTCAGCTATATTCACAAGGTTCTGTAAGTCATCTGGCAAAGTTTTTATAAACAAACCCACAGGAGTACCATCTGGGTCGATTAAAATGCAATCGTCAAAAATATTGGGTTCATAACCGCCTACGCTATCACCAATTTTCAAAGGTGACGTTACTGGGTTCAAGACAAGTTCAGGCAGTTTAATTTGGCTGCTTGATTCAGTTACTATCATTTAGTCTAGAGTAATTGGGTGCAAAAGGTGTAAAAAAGAGTTTTACTATATTTAATCTAAATTAGTCTGAGTAATTTGGTGCAAGAGGGTGTAAATTGACATTTAATAAAATTAATTAGTTGTAAAAGGTGCAAAGTCATAATTACACAGATTAATTTTGTGCAAAAGGTGTAAAAGTTAAATTTGCACTTCTTACACCCATTTAATCAAAGTAATTGTCACTAATTGGCATTTGCACTCTCTTACACCCTCTTAAAACAATAAACCATTACGCAAGGTGGAAACCAGTTATCACCCCACATAGTAATGTCTCTCTGTTTATAATGAGTCGATTTGAATGGAGCATCTACTAAATATTTTGTTTTTTGTTTATCGAGAACATTCCAAAAATTTGGCAAATAAGGATCAATGTCAAAACTCCATTCATAGACAAGTTTATTAAAATCACTTTTTGTATTTGTAAGTATAGGAATCTCTGCACCTTCGATATCCATTTTGCAGTTATCAGCTAATATAGCTTGCTCATCAAAATTTAGACAGGGTACTGTAATTGCCTTATTACTCTTTTTTTTCATTATTGAACTTCGCCAAACATTATTATCTTTAGCAATAGATAAAGTTGTTTCTTTTCTATCATCATGTACTAATGCAGCTTGTTTAATCTTGATAGCATTTTGAAACCCATTTAATTTAGCGTTTTTTTCAATTAGCTCACAGTTGAAAGGGTCAGGCTCATAAGTTATAACAGATGCACCTTTAGATGCTGCTAATAAAGAAAAAGCACCAACATTACCACCACAATCAAGCCAAGTTTCATTGTT